TATAGGTGCAGGAACAGGAACACAAGCGGTGTGGAAAAGTTTAGGAACGATTTCATAATGGTTTATGTTAGCAACAAATATTTGAGCATTGAAGAAATGACCGTCAATGCTCAATATATCCTTAATTATTTGCTTGCTAAAGGTTGGTCTAAAAATGCCATTTGTGGAATGTTGGGAAACATGCAAACAGAATCCACAATAAATCCAGCAATTTGGCAAAACTTAGATGAAGGAAATACAAATCTTGGTTTTGGTTTGGTTCAATGGACACCTGCAAGTAAGTATATCAATTGGGCAAATTCAAACAGTTTGCCCTATCAAGAAATGGATAGTAATCTTAGTAGAATATTGTGGGAAGTACAGAACAACCAACAATGGATAAAAACAACGGATTACCCTCTCACCTTTCAAGAGTTTACTGTTTCCAATGAAACACCATCCTATTTAGCACAAACGTTTTTACGAAATTATGAACGTCCTGCAAACCAAAACCAACCAAATAGAAGTACACAAGCTGAATACTGGTTCACTACCTTAACAGGGGGTTCAAATAGTGGTGGTTATCAGCTTGCCAAATTCCCAATGGACGTAATCAATGTAACACAAGGGGAAAACGGAAGTTTCTCGCATAAAGGAACGCTATGTATCGACTTTGTAGGAAAAACAGATAAATACCCCTATTATGCTCCCTGTGATTGTGAATGTATTGGAACAGGTGATGCTTACCTTGTTTGGAAGTCAGAAAAAGCTGTTATGTGTGCCGATAAACATGTAAGAAATATTGTTTGGGTAAATGTACATGAAGAACCACTAACACACAGTGTCGGAGTGAACCTCAAAAAAGGCGAATTAATGGGGCATACTGGTATCGGTGGACGAGTAACAGGTGACCATTGGCATTTTAACGTAATTGAAGGAACAGAATACAACGGATGGACATATACACCAGATTCCAGATTAGCAGGAACAGAACTTCACATCTATGATGTCTTTGCCGTGAATGGAATAACTATTATTAATGGTAATGGTTATGACTGGAAAACAAGTGATTATATTGACGGTTCACAAGATGATAATAAAATAGATAAAAATAAACGGCTAATTCACCTACTTCTATCTGATGCATTAAATGGATGGAAATGGTGACGGAAAGGTGATAATAAATGTCAATGCAGGATATAAGCAATTTAATTAGTCAATTAGGATTTCCGATTTTTGTAGCAGGTTATATGCTAGTTAAACAAAGTAAAGATACCGAAAACATGAGTAGTCTTTTAAAACAATTGCAAACAGCTATCGAGTCTCTATCTAGTAAAATAGATAGGAGTGATAAATAATGTATCAATTAATTACTGTAAATGGTGGTCATTCGGAAGTTTCAAGAGGGGCAAGTGGCAACGGTTATCAGGAACATTTAATTGCAAGAAAAATTAAAGATAAACTGATTTCATCATTTAGAAGTGTAGGACAAAAAACGGTAGACACTACTAGTGATGCGACAAGTCAAAGCGGTGTATTACATGAACAAGTTTTTAAGTGTAATCTGTATCAAGGTGGAACTCAATTGGATGTTAGTATTCATCTAAATGCAGGTGGTGGAACAGGTGTAGAAGTTTTATATTATTCCGAAAAACAACTAGCAAGTGTAATCAGTAATGCGATTGCTACAAGTTTGGGTATTCGGGATAGAGGTGCAAAACAAAGGAAAGATTTATTCTTTTTAAATCATACTAAACACCCCGCTATTTTGATTGAAGTTTGTTTCATTGATAATGTAGAAGATATGAAACAATTAATGAGTAATATTGATTCTATGATTGCATCCATCGTTAAGGTATTAACAGGTAAAACAATTAGCGGAATACAAGATTACACTGTAAGAAGTGGTGAAACGTTATACAAAATTGGTCAAAGAATTGGTTCAAATGTGAAGGAAATAATGAGTTTAAATCCACAAATAAAAAATAGTAATCTAATTCGTGAAGGTCAAGTTATAAAAATTCCTAGAAAGTAAGGAGAATAGAAATGGATAAATCACTATATTATAGCCCCAATAAAATGTTATCTTACAATCGAATATTAAACTTTATTATTGGGGCGAGGGGGATTGGTAAAACTTACTCAATGAAAGCATATCCTATTAATCGGTACATTAAGAATAAAGAGAAATTTATTTATCTTAGACGGTACAAAGACGAATTGAAGAAATTACAAAATTATTTTAAAGCTGTTCAAGATGAATTCCCTGACTACCAATTTAAGGTTAAGGGAAGGGAATTCTTTATCTGTAAAAAGACGAATGATAATAAACCGCAATGGGAGCATTTCGGATGGGCAATTCCATTAAGTTCATGGCAAAGTGAAAAATCAAACGAATATCCAGACGTAAATACAATTATTTTTGATGAATTTATTCGCCAAAAAGATAATAGTAATTATATTCCGAATGAAGTACCAGCCTTGTTAAATTTAATGGATACAGTTATTCGTAATCGTGATAACGCAAGATGTATTTGTTTATCCAATGCGGTTTCTGTGGTTAATCCGTACTTCCTTTATTTCAGTTTATTTCCAAATATAGATAAACGTTTTAATGCCTATGAAAATATCTTAATTGAGATTCCAGATGCCAAGGATTTTACGAATGAAAGACGTAAGACAAAGTTTGGTAAATTAATAAGTAATACTGAATACGGTGAAATGAGTTTAGACAATGAGTTTACAGAAGATAGTCAAGTCTTTATTGAAAAGAAAAGTAAAATTAGCAAATTCCAGTTTGCTGTGATATATAAAGGAATGACTATTGGTGTGTGGGTAGATGTTGACCAAGGTTTAATGTATTTATCGAATGACTATGACCCATCTAGCAAAAACATTTATGCTTTATCAAAAGTGGACTTAAAAGAAAATGTTATGTTAATGAATGGATGGAAAAATAACTATCATTTGCGCAAAATGGTTGGTGCGTTTACATCGGGGTATTTAAGGTTTGATAATCAGGTATTGCGTAATATTGGGTATGAAATGTTTAATAAGATGAATATACAATAAGATAAAGCCTATCCAAAAAAGGGTAGGCTTTTTGCTACTAGTCTGTTATATTCTTGGGTATCAATAACATTGTGTGTTAATAACCAATCCAAGACCAACATGAAATCGTCAGGTTCAAGTTTACTACTTTTCCTTGGTTTGTTGGTTTCTTGTGTTGGTTGTTTCTGGTGTTTAACTGGTTTTGTTAATACTAATATTATAGTAACAATTAATAGAAGTAAAAGGAAAACGACAAATATAATAATTAATGATGAAAAGAATGTATCATATAGCATGATTATTATCTCCCTTGTTTACAGTTTGTTTACAAGGGTGTTTACAGTTTGTAAACAACCCCTGTTTACTTTTTGTTTACGCTTCGACTTTTGCTATTCTTCTAACCCTTCCTTTTTGGGTTTCTTCCTCTTGTTTCTCTTCCTGTTCTTCTTCCTTTTCTTCCTCTTCCTGTTCTTCCTCTTCGCTTGTCTCTTCATTCTCCCCTCTTATTTTAGCAATTTTGATGAATTCCTCTACTTCCATTTCATACACTTGTGTTTTCGTTTCTATGGAGTAGATTGACACCCCTAAACCGTATTCCTTATTGATTAGCTTTTGTGCTTTTGGTCTTGAAAATTCCCCAAGCTTTGTTAGTTCGGGCATTGATTGAACAATTGGTGAACCATCCTTGTCTATTAAAATTTTACCGCTTTTGATGATGGTTGTTGTGACTTCTTTTGTCATTAATTTCCTCATTTTTTAAACCTCCCTTTATTTGATTTTATAGTGATACACATACACCATATACATCCCATACCAACAACACATAAATATAACGAATTCCATTTGGTTTCCTTCCTCTCTTTGCTTTATTTGGTATGGTTTAATCCATCCAGTGGAAAGGCTATATCTATTACCTAGTATAACCTTTCCTAGCATGTGCTAAACTCGTACAGCTTTTTCAAAGTATGTGATAAATAATTGAATGGTTTCATCTAGGCTATGTGTAGTTAATGTGTACCCATACATTTTGTTTGCTTTAATACCCCATACCTTTGCAGGACACCAAATGTTGCTTGTTCCATCTTCTCGTAATATCCATACTTGAAATAGGTATTTTGGGTTTCCGTTTATGTCTTTTTTGATTCTTTGTGTTGTTACTAGGATTTCTACTAGGTTTGTTTCACTTGTACGGATTTTTGTTTTAACTGCTTTACTCATTTTTATCATCCTTTTCTGATTGGTAATTGGTATGGTTTAACCCATCCATTGAAGGGATTAAGGATGGTTAATCCCTTCTAGCATGGATTAAAGTGATTTTGCCATTTCTCGTAACGTGTCAATGTCTCGCACGTTTATTCTATCTATTATTATTATTTGTAAGCTTTCATCAAAGTGTATTCGTGTCGATATAAATGAATTTGTAATAAAGTATGTGTGCATGTCGTCCATTTGTAGAAATTTATCGACGTATTTCCAGTTGTGTAATGCAAGTCCTGCAACGTATTCAGCTTTTATCTTTTTTACTTCCTCTTTGAAGTTTTCGATTGTTTGTTTTTCAGTTAACATTTTAGTTTTCCTCCTTTACAATCTGATAAATCTATTATTAGTTTACCTTTTGATGTTGGTTGTAGTAAGGTTGGATTCCCTTTGCCTCTTTTTATTTCAATAATCATGCCATCCGCTATTAATATCTTAAGGTCTTTTATTTGTTCTTTTGATAGTTTGCTTTTTAATTTCAATGCGCCGATTTGTTTTAATAAATTATACATGCTTGTTTTATCCATTTTTCATTCTCCTTTAATTGTGTTGGTTTTATGAAATATTCTGACAATTTGGTTATAGTATTACTCCCTACCTCAATACTAACAGAATTGAAGCAAAAACACAAGCGTTTAATGAAACAAATAATGATTAATTTAATGAATAACTTTTCGACAAAATATGACATACATTTTCTGGTGCTGTTTTTGGTGTTGAATATGAACCTCTCCCCTGCCCTCCCTCTTGCCTCCCTTCTATCCTCTCTTTACC